CAGCACGAAGTGGGTGACGACGAAGCCGAGGAAGATCGGCAGCAGGATCTGGATCGCCTCCTTCAGCCCGCGCAGGTTCATCACGATCAACAGGCCGATGAAGAATGCCTCGGCCCACAGTTTATAGGGCTGGAAGCCGAGCGGGAGGAACGACGCGAGCGCATCGACGCCGGACGCGATCGAGATCGCGATGGTCAGCACGTAGTCGAGGATCAGGGCGCAGCCGGACACGAGGCCGAGATAGGGCCCGACGAGCTTGGTGGCCACGCGATAGCCGCCGCCCCCGGTCGGGAACAGCTCGATCACCTGGTTGTAGGCCAGCGCGATGATGAACACCGTGACGGCGGTGGCGACGGCCAGGTACAGGCCGAGATGCGTATGGGCGCCGAGCGCGCGAAAGGTTTCTTCCGGACCGTACGACGACGACGACAGGCCGTCTGCGCCGAGGCCCACCCAGGCCAGGAAGGCGACCAGGGCCATCGAATGGCGCGTCTCGCTCTTCATGGGGTCGAGCGGCTTGCCCAGGATGATCTCGCGTATCTTGTTATTCTTCATCGTGCAGGCCGTCTTGCCGGACGGCTCGTTTGCTCAGGTAGGCGAGATCATACGCCGGAACGCCCGCAGCACCCAATGTCCACTGGTCCGGCCGCGCACGCTGGTCAGTTTGGCATCGCATGTGCTAATATGCGCGCCTGCTGTTGCAGCCTCTGTGGCGGAATTGGTAGACGCACTTGACTCAAAATCAAGCGCCGAAAGGCGTGCCGGTTCGATTCCGGCCGGAGGCACCATTTGCATCAGCAGAAAAGTACCGCATCTACACGCTTTCCAAGTTAAATCAACAACTTAGGAACAGTGTCGCCCCCAAGGGCATTCCGCACTTCCACGCTTTTTACCGCTTTATCTCGTCACTCATTACGCACGTTTTACGCCATAATTACGCACGAGATTACTCAGCTGGAGTTTAGGGCGTGGCTTCATACGCAAAACGGTCGAACGGCTGGCGCGCGCAGATCGCGATCCAGGGCGTGCGGGAATCGAAAGTACTATCAACCAAGGCCGAGGCCGTTGCTTGGGCGACGGCACGCGAGGCGGAAATCCGTGCTGGAAAAGCAACAGGCATTCAGGTCGGCCGGACCGTCGGCGATGCGTTCGATCGCTACGAAAAAGAGGTATCGGCCGCCAAGCGGGGGAAGCGCTTCGAGTCGCTCAGGCTGAGGGCGATCGGAGCGTGGGAAGTCAACGGAAAGCCATTCCGCGACATGAAGTTGGTCGATGCGACCTCCGAGGTGCTTGGCATGTGGCGCGACCATCGCCTCAACACCGACAAGGTTAGCGGCTCAACCGTCAATCGCGAGCTGAACCTGCTGTCGAACGTCTTTGCTACCGCCGCCAAAGAATGGAAGTGGATCGCGGCCAGCCCGACCACCGACGTCCGCCGACCGAAGGAATCGCAACCGCGCGACCGGCTATATACCGAAGACGAGATCGAGCGCATCTGCTTCGCGCTAGGCTTTGACTTGGGCGGCGAGGAACGGGCCGAGACGATCAGCCAGCGTATTGCCGTGGCATACCTGTTCGCCATCGAGACCGCCATGCGCGCCGGCGAAATCTGCGGCCTGATTCCCCAGTACGTCAGCGGCCGAACAATCACACTTCCGCCGGCTGTAACGAAGAACGGAACGAAGCGAGCTGTGCCGCTCTCCAAGCGGGCCGTCGAACTGCTCGAACTGCTGCCACTCCCTAAAGAAGACGACACCGTGTTCGGCTTGACGACGAAGTCGCTCGACGCGTTGTTCCGCAAGGCCAAGACCCGGGCCGGCATCGAGGATGCTACTTTCCACGACACGCGCCACCTCGCCATCACCAGGTTAGCGAAAAAGCTGAACGTGCTCGACCTGGCGCGCATGGTCGGACACCGCGACCTCAAGCAGTTGCAGATTTACTACAACGAGACAGCGGAAGCAATGGCCGAGCGCCTCGACTAAGTCTTGAGCTATAGCCCCTTTTAAATTGACCCCTGCTAAGTTGCCATAAACGCAAATCTGAGACGATGCCTCCACAATATTTCGGAGGCATCATGGCGATCGACGTTTATCTGCAGATCGACGGCATCAAGGGCGAATCGGCCGACAGCCAGCATCAAGGCTGGCTGGAATGCGTCTCGGTCAATTGGAAACTGCACCAACCCAGGAGCGCAACGTCGTCGACGGCCGGCGGGCACACCGCCGAACGCGCCGAGCTGTCGGACGTAACGTTCTCGAAGCTGTGTGACCTGGCTTCGCCGATCCTGGCCCAGCATTGCGCGATGGGCAAGACGATTCCAAAGGCGAAGTTCGAGTTCTTCCGGGCGGACGGCCAAGGCACCCGCGTCAAGTACTACGAGGTCGAACTGGACAACGTCGTGATCGGCGAGGTGGCACAGTCGGTGTCTGCGGGGATCGGGATGGTTGACCACATCGGCTTGAAGTTCTCCAGGGTGAAGTGGAAGTATACCCAGCAGAAGATCGCGGGCGGCGCCGGCGGCAATACCGCTGGCGGCTGGGATCTTGCCACCAACCGGATCGCGTGACATGGCGGCCCCATCGAACGCACGCCGCGCCGCCTCCGCGCTGGCCCTGATGCTGGCCCTGATGCTGGCGGCGGCCTCCGTGCCGGCGTCGCAGCCCCAGGATGACGAGCATCCCTTCATCATGCCTGGCACGCCAGCCAAGACCATCCCCGCCCCGTCGCCGTGGTTCACCGGCGAGCAACTGCTGCGCCGACTGGAACAGGGCGATGCCAGCGCCGTCGAGTACGTCAAGGGCGTCTATGACGCCACGGAGAGTGGTCTATGGTGCTACACGGGCCGCACGCACGTAAAGCTGCGCAAACAGTCGCCTGAGGCCATGCGTACGGACGCGGTGACCTTCCTGCGTAAGTTGACGGCCACGCAGCGGAAGGAGCGCGCATCGGATCAGCTCGTGCGAATGTGGCAAATACGTTGGCCTTGCCCTCCCGATAACTGCTGTATTTGACCCAGGGAGGACACCATGCACATGCCCACGCCACCCTACGCACTTCTGCGCATGCACTTTCCCGATTCGTACAACGTCCCGCCCGAAGAGCTGTGGCGTTGGATCGGGCACACGGAAAAGATACTCGACTCGGCCTGGCGCAACACCTGCGCCATCCGCATGAGCCTAGCGCTTCACGGTGCCGGAATCCACCTGCCGGCCGGATACCTAAGAATCGAAGCCGGTAAGTACCGTGGCAAGTTCATCGAGATCAAGCAGGAGACGCTGGCCAGCTACCTGTGCACGATTTGGGGGGAGCCGGAAAAATTTGGCGCGGCGCTCCTGCGCGAGCGTGTAGGCAACCGCCGCGGCGTGATCCGCTTCGTCCAGCTATGGGGACCATATGACCCTCAGGGGCACATCGACCTGATTTGCCACGATGAGTGGCACCGCTTGGCGTGCGAAGGCGGCCACGTGTACGTGCATGCCGTCGAGTGCTGGTTCTGGGAGTGCCCCTGAATCGCCGGGGAGGCTGTGCAGACGTCCGCACAGCCCCTATCTCGCGCTAGAACAAGCCCGCTGGCTCCGCAGCACGATCCCAGCTGTAGATGATGACCTCCGACCGCTCCACCGACTTTCCACCGCCTCCGACCGTGTAAGTAATCGGCACGGTGTCGATCTGGAAGCGGGAGAAGATCCTCCGAATCTCTGGATGATCGTTCAGGCTGATAATCGCCTTGCCCTTCAGCCGGCCGAGCAGCTCGGCCATCTTCTCGTATTCCTGCAGGGGGAAGTCGACGCCATAGCCTTCCGTTTCCCAGTAGGGCGGGTCCAGGTAGAACAGAGTGTGCGGTCGATCATACCGCTCCATCAACTTGAACCAATCCATGTTCTCGATGAAAGCCCCAGACAATCGCAGATGTGCGGCCGACAGGTTCTCTTCGATACGCAGCAGGTTGACCGGCGGCGTCGTGGTCGCGGTACCCCACGTCTGCCCGTCGACCTTGCCGCCGAATGCATGCTGCTGCAGGTAGAAGAATCGAACGGCGCGTTGTATGTCGGTCAGCGTCTCCGGCGGCGTCTCCTGATGCCACTTGAACACTTCTCGGCTTGAGAGCGCGTATTTGAAATGTCGAACGAACTCCTCGAGGTGATTCTGCACTACACGGTAGAGCCGCACCAGCTCGCCATTGATGTCGTTGATGACCTCAACCTCTGCAGGCGGACGCATGAAGTACAGCGCAGCACCGCCGGCGAACACCTCGACGTAGCACTTGTGCGGCGGGAACTGAGGAATGATGTGGCCGGCCAGGCGTCGCTTGCCGCCGATCCACGGAATAATTGGGTTTGCCATAACTGAACCTTTTACCTTGGAGCAACTGATGTGCTAGACTCCACGCGCCTTCCGGAAGGTGGCAGGGCCTAGCTCGGTTCACTGGCTGCATCAGTGGATTGAGGCCGGCCGCCGTTGTTAGCGCAACAGCGGCCGGCGCTCTGTCTTTGAACAACTTCTATATTTCGATGATGGGCATCACCGCCGGGGGATCAGACCGGCGGTACAGTGGCGGCATGACACCGCGCGTCGACCTCATCACCTCCAGCCAGATTGACCTGGCCCTTCTCCTGCTGCCCGAGATAACCTGGCTGGAGGCGTCTTGCATGCTCGCAGTCAGCGGCGTACCACCGGAAATAGCAGCGCGGGTATTGACCCTGCCAAGCGCTCGCCGCGAGGTGTCGGCAGTGGTTCCGCCGGCAGCGCCGTGACGATTCTGCCTCGATCGTCTGTACTCAGGATGAGCACCGCCTCGCCATGCGACGGGATAACGTGAAAGTCCATCACGGCGCCGGGCTATCGGACGCCGCTTTCACGGCGTCGTAGGCGGCGACGCAGGCCTGCAGGCCTGCGATGGCGTCGCTCCTGGTCTGCCGCAGCCATTCAAGATCTGCTGCAACTCGTCCGTCGAGACTTGCGGTTGCCGGGCCGTCTGCCGCACCCATTCCGGCAGCGCCGGCACCTTGATCGGGTCCGGCCGAAGCAGCACGGCAGGTCCCGGCGATGGCGACTGACAGCCAGCGACGGCCAGCAGCGAGATCAGACTGCAAAGCAGCAGAGCGGTTTTGCGCATCAGCGATTTCCTTTCCTTGGTTAGCGATGGTGGCCAGCGCGGCATCGAGCGCAGCCTGTTTCTTGAAGATGATGCCGTTGAGTCGATCGCGCTCGGCCTTGGCCTGAACGTCGCGCACGCGCTCGATCTGGTCACGGCGCGCCGATTCCTGAGCCACACCGAGGTCGACCAGGTGCGCGCTGTACAACAGCGCGGCGCCGGCGGCGACGGCAGACAGCGCCGCGATCGCGGCCCAGCGAGAGATTCCCAAACGAAGAAGGAGCGCTTCGATCATGACGCCCCCTTGAGACACAGCTCGCGCTCACGCTGGCGGCGCCGGGTGAGGCCGAGGACTTCTTTGCCGCCGACGCGGTTCCACATCAGCAGTGCGTCGCATGCGCCGGTCATGTCGCCGGCGCTGGCCCGGCGCGCCATGCTCGAGCCGCAGAACGCCGGCACGCCGATGTTGAATGCCGCGTCGACGAACGCGATCTTCTGGCCATCGGTCAGGCGATGCCACGGCAGGCAAGGCTCGATCCCTTCCGCGTGGCGGGCCAAGTCACGATCGAGCTGCGCGTCGCACTCGGCCGGCGTGTACGTCTTGCCGGCCTGCGCGTGCTCGGTGGCGCCGTCGCAGTACGTCAGCACGCCGCCGATGTCGCGGTAGGTCTTAAGCGCCCGGCCTTCCTGCGCCGGCGTGAACGCCAGCAGCGCGGTCGCCGCTACCGCACCGACGATGGCGACAAGGCCGCGCCTCGATCTGGTCTTGGTTTGGTCGGTGGCCATCACACACCTCCAGTCTTATTGGCGAGCAGCGGTTTGATCTGCAGCCAGCCGCGATACACCTGCAGCGAGAACTTGGCCACCACGATTGCAAAACCCATGTAGCGGAAGGTGTTCACGCCCAGGTGCGGGGCCAGCGCCGGCATCCAGCCCTCGACCGTTGCAATGATTTGATCTGCGTACGGATACGCCAGCAGGAGCAGCGCCCACACGTACTTGCGAGCCAGTTCCAGTGCTGCGTTGAGCCGGGCCCTCATTGCTTGTCTCCCAGTTGCGCAGCTAGAGCGCGCTCTTCGCGGTGATCCCGGCGGGCTCGATAGATCACATTCGCCGCGCAGGTTACCAGGGCCGTGACGATGCCGACGATCACGCCGATACGCTCGAGGGTCAGGGAGGCGCCGATCGAGCCGACGGCGCCGGCGATGCTCGTTGCTTCAAAACTGTTTAATTTGCTCATTGGACATTTGGACTTTCATTGTTATCGCCGAAGCTTTTTGTGAGTTGTGCAGACGTCTGCACTTCGGCCCAGGAGGGCCGGCAAAAGAAAAGGGCCGCTCTATGGCGGCCCACGGATAGGAATATTCAACGGATGCTTTAGACGACCTTGACGCGGACATTCGCCCGGCCATCGGCCAGGATGTTCTGCACCACCCCTACAGCACGTCGGTACTGCGCGAACGAGATCGCGTCGTCGTCGACCAGGATGCCACTGATACCGTCCCCATCCTGAATGGGAACAACATACTGACCAGGTGCGGCGCCATGCACGTTCACCGGCACCTGACCGCAATACGCAATGCGGTCTACGCGCTGCCGCGCCGCCTCGAGCCTCATCTCGAAAACTGCGAGGTCTGCCCCGTAGGTTGGACTTTCCACGTCGGTCGGGCGTTGAATACCCAAGCTTTCTTCGTTACCCCAGACGTCGCCACCAACATACGACGGGTCGGTCGATTTGATCAGGAAGGAAACCGACGCGACCCATTTGTCGGTAATCCTGCCATCCGCATCAATCCCGACGATCTGCCCCTTTGCAATCTCGCCACAGCCATCTGCCTTCGTCATGTACTCGGCGTAGTCGGCGCCGGAGGCGTTGATCGTTCCCCCGGCATTTATCGAACGCGTAGTCGTGCCGTTCTTGCCCACCAATATGGCTGTGCTCGTATTACTGTACCCAGCCTGCCCCGCTGCGCAAAAGAGCGCAGAGACCTGCGTGCCGCCATCAATCGACAGGATGGTTGCGCCCTCGGCCTGCGCACTGGAAATGCGATGGCGGCCACCAAAGCTGGTCGAAGTCGTCACACCAACAAAGAAATTGCCGCTAGTGTCGAAGCGAGCCATTTCCGTCAAGGCGCCGGCTTTCTGTGTCTGGAAAATCAGTGACGATGCTTCGCTGCCCTCCGTCGGAGTACCGACCACGGTACGCAGCTGCATCCACACACGCGAGTGACCACTACCATTGGGCGCGGTGACGAGGTAATTTCCCGGCTCCGAGTTCGCGCCAACGTTTGTCGTGCAGCCGGAGGTTATATTGCCAGCAGCGGCGCCACGCACGTCCAAGGCCTGGGTCGGTGCGCTGGTCCCAATACCGACGTTGCCGTTGGCATCGACAGCCACTGCAGCCCCTTCGGACGTAGGGTCAAGCACGTTGGTTCCGTCGCATTCCAGATGCGTACGAGCACCCTGCAAAACCTTGACTCCAGTGCCGCTAACGGTCTTCACGGTGAGGGTGTAAGCGCCGGTTGTAGCATTGCGAACGAAAAACTGTCTCACGTTACCCGGGACGACAACATTGATGTTTGCCGTAAGCGCTCCGGTGAACTCGTAAAACAGGTTCGCAGCCTCATCTGTGGTCAAAGTGACGTCGACGCCGCCCGCAACGGACTTCGACAGCAGGCCCAAGCCCACGTCAGCCGCGGCGGTTGCGCCGATGTTTGACCGCGCTGTCGCCTTCTGGCCGGAAGTGAGGTTCTGGTTGGCGTCGAATCGCACAGCCTGACTCAGGGCAGTGTTCGCCGTACTCAGCGTCGTTTTTACCTGCTGCGCCAACGCCGATGGCAAAAGACCGATCGGCATGATGGCATATGACTGCGTATTGGCTGTGGCCCCGAGGTAGGTTGATGCCAAGGTCAGCTGCGTGTTCGACTGAATGCTCAGGATCTCGTACAAGCGCGCGTCGGGCCCGACCCAAACGTCGCCTGGACAGAGGATAGAAACATCAACCCACAACGTTCCATTGCCATATACGATTGCATTGCCGTTGGCGACATTCACGGAGCCGCTTTTGTACCATGCCATTCATTTCTCCTATTAAACTTTTACGACTTTCCATGCCAAAGAACTGATCACGATTTGCCCGTTATTTGGGCCAATAGGTTCCCAGTGGTATTTGATGTAAAGCCTGTTATCAGTCGGGGTGTTATAACCGCCACTGACCAGGCCGTCCCCGACAACAATCTCCGCGCTCGAGTAGCCGGCGCAACCGTTATTGAGGCTATATCCACCCGAGATGGTTACGGACGCGAGGTACATATCGGTTGCAGCCTGAGACCAGCTGTCACTCACCTGAATGCCGGTGTCGATGAAGTAGTCATATCCGACGAACCGTCCCGATACGCTACCGTCCGGTTCCGTGGTGCTCACGTACCCGATCTGGCCGCTATTGACGGCCGCGGTGCCGACAGCCACAACGTTGGGCGCGCTGATCACGCTCCGAGCGAAGTAACCCGAACCATCCGCATTGAGTGAAATCTTGCTTCCGACACGGATAAACGGCGAGGAGCCCAACGCATTGAAATCAACGTAGTTGGTTCCCGACGAGTTTTGAGCGCGTCCCGCTGTGATCGTCCCAAGGTCCGCCGACACTGCGGACAAAGTGGTAACGTCTATCTTGTCGGCAGTTACCGAATCTGCGGTTAGCGAACGTCCGTTGATGGAGCCGTCAATAATCAAGCTGCCGCTCAGACCCAGAGTATTAACTCCGTTGACATTCCCCATGATTAGGAGCTGCTTCGGAGTTCCGGCCCCGTCCGGACGGTAAACCAGGAATCGGTCTGCCAACACTGCGAACGATGACTGTTGGCCGCCGCCAGACATGAGGCTCATGCCGGCGACACCATAATTCCCGTCTTCCATTGTCTGAACCTGGACGGTGTACTTTGCCTGCATCCCGGTAATCGAGGATGCGTTGGCACTGGACTGGGTCTTCACCGTAGCGAAGTCACCAGTGTCCAAGCGCGCCTGCACGGCGGTGATCAAATCTGCATTTGCCTTGTCTCCGTCCGCACGGGCCGTCTTCTCAGTGATAATTGCTGACTCAGCAGTACCCACACGCACGGCAAGCGATTCCCGCAATGACGCTTCCGCCGTGTCCGCGTCTGCACGTGCTTTCTTCTCCGTTGCGATTGAAGCCTCGGCATCTCCAACCCGGGTCGCAAGGGTCTCGCGAGTCGAAACCTCTGCACTCAGCTGGGTCGCCAAGGCGGATTGCTGCATCGCGAAGGCGGCCGCGTTGTTGTTGACCACAGCGACAAGCGCGGACTGCGCAGTTACAAGAGCCTTCGTTGCATCCGCATTCGTCTTGATGCCCTCCTGGGCCACGGCAACATTGGCCTGGACATCCGCCTGCACGCGCTGCGTGTTGAAAGAATCGAGCGCGTCTTGGATCGCGGCTTGCGCGAGCGCCTGCGCGTTATTCGCTGCTTCAACAGTAAGCGCACCCGTTGCCCCTGCAACTGCGGCATCAACGTACACCGTCGACGCGGTTTGCGATATCGCTCCAGCCATCTGCGTGATCTGCGACTGGGCTGACGTAAGATCCTGCCCAGTGCTGGTCAGCTGCGCAACGGTGGACTGGATCAACGCCTTGTTAGCGTCCGCCACCTGCTCCACCGACGATAACCGTGCCTCGACATCCGTCTGGATCGACGCGGTCGCCAAAAGCTGGATCGTTCCCGTGGCCGGGTCCGTGGACACAATCGCATTCGTGACCGTGTCGTGCCAGCGAACCAGTTCGGCAGTCTTATAGTCATCAATCGTGGCTTGCAACGAGGCCAGCGCGTTGAGGTAGCTGCCTGTCGGGATCTGGGCGATCGGCTGCGCCAGTTCGGCGGCCAGCTGAGGCGTCCCGATCGCGTTCGTCAGCTGCTGCAGGAGTGCCGACGGGTCGCTGCTTGGAGCACTCGCCACTCCGCCCATAGCGCTCGACGGATAGAAGTCGCTCGGATTGCCCGACGTGTCGATGACGCGCGCCCAGTAGAACCACGTCTGGCCGGGCTGCAGCCCGGGATGCTTCCATTTTGTTGACGGGTTCTTCTGCGAGGTGAGTGGAAACGCCTGCGAACGATCGTTGACCGTGCCACCCCAAACTTCCGTGTAGTCCCGATCGGGCTGGTTTGCAACGAACGTCCAGACGATATCGTTACTGAACAAGCCACCTGTTGCCGCGAGCGACGTCAAGCCGCTGGGCTTGTTGCCGGTCAAGGCGAATTGATACGGCGTGACATTGCTCAAGGGCTCGGCGCTGGCCCCGTATTTGTTGAACGACTGCAGCTTGATCCAGATTGGCCGGCCGAGACGCTCCTTCGGCACCACATACTGAAAGACCGCCTGGTCAAGGCGCAGGAACTGTGTTCCGGTCGCGTGTGCCGTGATCGCGGTGCCCTTCTGACCACGGCGCAAGTACGTCAGCGAGTATTTGTCGGTGGCCAGCAACGTCGAGGTCCCGTACGCCATCACCTCGCCGCCCAGCCAAAAGAGTGTGTCCCCATTGTCCGCCGCGGTTTGGTTGGCGGACAGCAGCTGGCCATGGCTGACAGACATGTCGACGTAAACCGTATGGCCGGTATCCGGATCAGCACCGCTCGGCAGCGCGGTCGTCAGCACACCGTGCCGTGCAGGCCCACGGATCGTGCCTACCTGCTGGTAGGTCTGGTTGTCATCGGACACCCAGACGTTGGCGCCGCCCCAGTCGGCGCCACCCGACGTCCCGATCCACACTTCGAGGTTCGGCGCGGTCATGGCGTTCGGCGCCTGGAAGATTACCGGCGCGTTGGCGGCGCCGGGCGCGACCTGCTGCTGCGGAATGAATGGCGTCGGGGTCTGCGTCGGCACCGCGGTCGGTTTGAGCAGGCCAAACGGCCACTCCTCGACCGTGAGCGTGATGCTGCCCTTGCCGTCGTCATCCAGTTCAACGACCCGCACCGGCACATGGTCGAGGTTTTTCGGGGCGAAGGTCAAAGTGACCAGATCCATCGGCTCGAGCAGGCACAGATGCTCGTCGACGCGTAGCTCCCACTGGTTGCGGATATAAAGCTCTCGGTCGCGCCAGAACTCGGCCACGGTTGCCGCCATCGCGTCTCGGGAAATGCAATGCAACTCCAGGGTCTCCGAAATCGCGCCGTACTGCGTAACCGCCGACAGATCGTCACGCGTCACCGTGCTGGTGTTGTAGTCCTTCGCGCGCGACGTGAAATTCAAAATGATCCGGTTGGTCGCCTCTGATGGCTGCTTGCGCCGCTCGACCGGCGCCTCGAGCAGGTCGCTCTCGGTAATGTCGTAGACCGGCGTCGTGTTCGGTGTCCATGCCCCTACCGGCTCGTCGCCATATGGCACGAGCTTGAGCTGACCATTGCTCCACACCGGCTCGGCCAGCGTCGCACTCAGCAGCTCAGTGAGGTAATCCCGTGCCGCCCGCTGCGACGTCGCCGCCACCGACACCGTCAGCCCCATCGCCGCGCACCAGGTGGAATAATCGCTCATGTCCGCCAGCACTCCCGACAGCCCGAGACCGTTCAATGGATCGGACACGATATCGCTGATCACATCGGAAGGCAAGGCGTCATCGGCGCCGGCGATAATACGCTCGCCGAGAACCTCGAAGCTCAAGTTCGGCTGATCACTGGACGTCCCGAGATCGAACGACGATGCCGCCACGTAGGCAATGCCGGAGTAGGTTACGGCTTGGTCCGGCACGTTCGTCGCCAGATACGACCAGGCCGCCTGGCGCAACTGGCCACTCTTGAACGTCATCCCCAGGGTGTTGATGTCGGTGACCGACTTGTCCTTCCACACCTTGCCAACGCCGGCAATCTGCCCCGTCGCCAGGCCCAGAACAAAAGCGGCCGTGTAGGTATAGCTCGTGTTCGACGTCGTAGTCTTCCCACCACCCTTGCCGCCTGTTTGCTGCGTGTCGGTATGCGGAATCGCGGTGAAATTACCGTACCACAGCATGTTCGCCGGGACGCGAGCCTTGCCCCAGACCCTTGCCTTGGCCGTGCCATACGCCGATTGATTGATGCGTAATGACAGGACCTTTGGCTCTTCAGTATGTATGTTCTGACCACCACCAAGAGACATCAAAGACCTCGTATTCTATAAAACTCGACTGCACGGCCAGCGAGCCACCCCTGGTCACCCTCGGCCTCGGTGACGGCGCCGACTCGCGAGTCCGCGTGGATGACCATCGGCCAATCGATGACGACGGCTCCATGCGCGAAGCAGCGGCCGACGTGGTAAAGCGCGATGTCGCCCGGCTGGACCTGATCGCGGTCGACCTGGTCGCCGTATTCGCGCACCAGATCGCGGAACCGCTCTTCGGAGCGATGCAGCATCCAATCCATCGGATAGTCGCCTGGATCGAACGCATCGAGCAGGCCGACCGCTGCGAAGATCGCGATCAGGATCTGGGCGCAGTCGACGCCAGCGCCCTTGACCCGCGCGCGGTGGTGATAGGGCGTCTTCAGCCAGGACCGGGCCTCGGCTACGATCTGTTCGCGCGTCGTCACAGGGCCGTCTCCGGCGATGGAACGAAGGGCTGGCCGTTGAACGCGCTCCCGTTGTTGAACTTCGACTGGCACTCGACCCACGTCCGCGAGCAGCCAGGCCAAATGAGGAACTGGTCGCCCGGCGTCACTTGGGACAGCAACGGGTACGCCAGGCGCAGGGTTTGCCCGTCCGTCTGCAGGCGGACACTGCGCCTCGCGCCGGCGTTCGCACCCGACGTGAACATGATCTCGCCGGCCGTGAAGTAGCCAGCGCCGTTCGGGAGCGCCGCGCTAGCGACGATGATCGACTTGGTCGATCCGGCGCCCGCCGCTCCCGCAGTCTGGTAGGCCGCTCGCGCGACACCGCATCCGACGTCGTAAAGCGTCCGGCTGCAGCCCGGCTCCCACAGGTCCCGGGGGATCTGCATGTCCAGCTTGGCCAGGTCGCTTTTTACCGTGATGCGAATCGTCAGGTCAGACTCGACCTCCTGAATGTCACCCTTGAACCGCAGGAAGGCGCCCACGATCGGATCGCCCGGGTTCGCGGCATGCGCGCGATACAGCGACAGCTTGACCCCGTCCAGGGCGCCGTTTCGCACGGCGGTGAAGAAGTCGGTGCCGTACAGCTGATCCGTCGGCTGCGGCGTGATCTCGATCTGCAGGCTGTCAGCCTCGAGACCCTTGGTCAACTTCGTCGATCCTCGATCGAACACCGGGCCTGCCTGCCAGGTGTAGCCGTTCCAGCTCGTCGACAGCACATGGCTGCTGTATCGCAGCACCGTCCCATCCAGGAAGGTCAGCTGCCACAAGTCGACTGCCCAGAACTGGCGTGTCGCGAGCAGCGCGATATGCGTTTGCGTGGTCTGGATCATGGAAACACCTTTGACAGCAGCACGACGCTCCCCACCTGCCAAAAGCCCTTCAGGAACTGCTCGAAGCCGACCAGGTCGCTGGCGAACCGCACGCGCATCGCGTAGGAGCCGGTCCAGGTCAGCGTGTCGCCGGCAGCGCCGGCATTGGTCAGCGTCACGATGCCGGTCGAACCGATCGTGTAGTCGATGTTGGCGGCGAGCGTGGCTGGTCCACGCTTGATGGTCGGCGTGCCGGTGGGCGCCCACACCGGCTCGACCCACGAATCGATCTTGCGGCACAGCTGGAACGCCTTCGCGATGCCGTCGGTCGTGCCGAACGGCTGATCCTGCACCGCGTTGTCTTCCTCGTCGACGTACAGGAAGCTGTCGAACTGGCCTCGGTGCAGGTTGAAGAAGCCCATCAGCTGCGCGCGCTCCTGCAGGGCGCCGTAGGAGCGCAGCACCTCATAGTTCAGGGTGTAACGCCAGCGCGGAAACGGGCGCCGGCAGATCGACGTCTCGCGCCCGTTCCACGCTTCCTTGACGTCGGTCTTCCATTCGGGCTGCCGCATGACCTTCGGCGCGAGCCCGGGAAGGGTTGGATAAACCAGGTTTGTCATCGCTTTCCATCCTTGATTGCGGACTGCAGGGCATCAGCAAGGTGACGCTTGTTGTCGAGCAGGAAGCGCTTTACGTCACGCGAGTCCATTGCGGTCAGGTGCACGTGCACGTCGCCGCCGGCCGGGCCGCCGTTCTCCGCCATCTGGCGCACCGCGTCCGCCTGCTTCTGCGGCAGAACCATCTCGCGCTCGTGCAGCTGGGTGACCGGATTGACGCCGGCCGGAATGTCGTAGCCGCCACGCGCGCTGGCGATATGGCCAGCAAAACCCAGCACGAGGCCGGTGGCCGCGATCGCCATCGCCGGCGCCATGAACGGACCAACGACAGGAATTGCCGCCATCGACGCGTACACGTTCGCTGCGGCCTCCCAGGCCGCCATCGCAATGTTCTTGAGCGCGGACCATGCCTTGGCCAGCACCGATTGCGTCGCGGCCCACCAGTCGCTCGTTGTGCGGGTCGTATTGCCGGCGACGGTTGCCGCAGTCTGGGCCGTCTCGCCGGTCAGCCACATCCCGACCTTCTTAGCGATAAATTGCGAGAAGGACTGGAGCGTCGCCGTCCAGGCGTGCACCAGGCCCTTCTGCAACGTGGTCGTACCGGCCAGCATGCCGGCAAAGGTGTTTTCGTAGGACGAGCGCATGCTCTCCGTCATCTGGAGCCAGGGCCCTGCGGACTCCTGCGCGGCCTTCGCGCTGATCTGCCCCATCGTCTCAACGTGCTTACGCTGGGCCTCCTCGATCTGGGCGTGCAACTGCGCGAGCGCGACCGGGTTGCGGTCCGGCGACTGCTCCTGCAACTGCAATTCCTTCTGCAGGGCGTCGAGGCGGATCTGGTAGCGTCGGTCCTCAAGTCCCTGCTGCAGCTCGAGCATCTTCTCTGAGGTCATCTCGCCCAGGCTGAGCTGCAGCTCGGCTTGCCGCTGCGCGCTGTCGACTTCGTCGAGCGCTGCGGCACGCTTGGCTTCCAGCACGACCTTATCGACCTGCAGGGTCTGCTCGGCGAGCTTGCGCTGATCCTTCGCAATGTCGGCGAGCGCTGCCTTGGCTTCCTTGCTGTCGGCGCCATACCGGGCCTTCAGTTGCTCGTAGATCTGCGTGGCGATGGCGATCCGTGCGGTATGGTTGTTCTTGAATTCCTCGAGCGCGGACTTCTCGCCGGCGATCTGGCTGTCGAAGGCGGCCTGCCGCAAGTCGTGCTCAAGCGTCAGGTAGCGCCGCGTGACCTGATTCTTTTCTTCTGCCGACATCTTGGTCGTCTCGAGCAGGTGTTTCCAGTAGTCCCGCTCCCGGCCTTTGCCGTATTCCTGCGCGGTGCCGGCCAGCTGCTGGGCTTTCTCGAAGCCGTCCTTGTCGATCGCGAGGCGCTCTTCCCACGCGGCCATGCGGTTTTGTTTATCGGCGTTGAAATCGTAGGTCGGGCCGGTCGAGGTGTTCGGCTTCTCGCTCTCGGGCTTGCGTTGCTTTGGACCGCGCAGCAGCACGTCGTTCATCTGGTCCTGCCCCTTCTGGGCGATGTCGACCATCTTGTTCATGTGCTTTTGCTCGACCTCTTCGAGGCTCGCCGTACCGCGCTGCCATGCGGCCTTGGCGCCTGAGAAATCCAGGTGCAGCGCGCGCTCGACCGTTGAGAGGGAGCGCATCGCGCTGGTGACGAACACCTCCAGCGTGCCCATGATGAACTCGAGCACCTCAAGGGCGCCGACCTTGAGGCCGATAAAGGCGATCTCGACCACCTTGAGGCAGTTGCCGAAGAACTCCATCGCGCCCGGCGCCTCAGTGCCAAACACCTCGCTGACCAGGGCGCCGATCTGCGAGAAGCCCTCGGAGACCACTTGCCACATCTGCTGCACCGCTTCGCCGCAGATCTGGATCGAGTTCGTGACCGACTCCATCGTGAGTCGGAACATGCCGCCGGCGACCGGACCGACACCGCTCAACCATGAGCCGAGCTTGACCAGCGTCGGCAGCACGGTCGTGCCCAGCTGCACTTCCAAGGATGTGAGAACGAGCTTCATGTCGTTCATCGTTTCCTTGTACTGCTTGGTCTGGGCGACACCCTCGGGACCGACGATCAGGCCCAGATTCTGGGCTTTCGCCTTGGCCTTCTCGATCTCGTCCGATGTGAGCTTGAGGATGCCCCTGACCTCGAGCCAGCTCTTACCGTACACCTGGACGCCGGCGGCGTTCTGCTCGATCGGGTTCTTGATGGCCTTGAGCTTATCGTTCACCTCGGACATCAGTTCGCTCGCCGGCCGGTATTGGCCGTTGGCGTCCTTGACCTTGACGCCCAATTTGGCGAAGGCGTCGGCGTTCGTCACCGCCTGCTTGCCAAGCTTGGCGGCCGCCGTCGTCACAGCGTCGGAATCGACGCCCAGGTGCCGCATCGCGACCATCATCACGCTCGCGCTCTCGGTCGTGATGCCGAGGGCCACGCTCAGCTTCTTGGCCTCGCCGGTCCATTCGTTCGATGCGGACACAGCGGCCTTGAACGCGGCGCCGCCGGCGATCACGCCGGTCAGCATGCCGAGCGCGCCGGTAATCTGTCCCATCGCACCGCTCACCGATGAGAACGCCGTCGAGATCTGTTTTTGCGCCTCTTTCGATGATTCGATCACGCGCTTCATGCCGGCTTCGTAGCCGGATGGGTCCGCGGTTATCGCGTATTCAGAAGTCTTGTCGTTGGCCATTGTGGTGTGAGCTTGAGGTGATCGGGCATCTGCGGCATGTGCGCCTGCAGCTGCGCGATGTCGTCAGCCAGGCTCGTCGGTGCAGGCTCCGGCGGCGGCTTGTAATCGAGGTAGAGTGCGGCGAGCACATGAACTGGCGGCTGCCGCCGCCAGTATTTGTACTGCGCGAGGATGGAAGGAATGTCCCATTCGCTCCATGCCCGCGCTGGAGTACAGCCAGTACTGGCTACGATGTGGGCGATTGCGTCGGCGAGCCAGTCGCCTGCATCGCCTCCTGCACCCGCCGCGCCATCTTTCCCGCTTCGATGGCCAGGCCGGAGACGTTCATCAGGGCTTCCCACACCGGCACCAGGTTGCCGTAGTCGATCATCTCGTCGACGGTTTCCTGCGTGATGTCGGGCTCGTTGCGCTTGAGCGAGTGGTACGCCAGCACGGCGACGAACTCGATGTCGGGGATCGCGCCCACGAACACCGAATTGATCTTCTCGCGGTACTGCTTGACCGTCGCTGCGTTGAGCGGCGCGAGGATGCATTGCTTGCCGCCCAGCGGCATTTCGGTTCCCGGGATCTGGCTCATTCGGACATGCTCCAGAAACCGACGTTGCCGAAAGCGTCACCGACCGCGTCGATGTCCATTTCCGGGATGGCGAAGTCGTCCTGCTTGGTCGCGAGCGTGAGCTTGGACGATACGCAGTTCATGAAGGTCAGCGTCATCACTTTCGCGCCGTACGGGATCGACAAGTCGGCGCGGAACTTCGGAGCCGGCCCCATGACCAAGGATTGGATGCTTCCACGCTTCGCGCTGGAGATCGTCGAGTTGTACTGGTACGCGATGTAGACCGTCTTGCCCTGATCGGCCGAGGCGAACGTGTACGCGCCTGCCGACACGCTGTATTGCCCGGTCGCCGGCGCCGAGGTCACGCGCGTCATCGGGACGCCGTTGCTGTCACGCACGCCCAGGTCGGCAGCCCAGGTGCCAGCGTTCGGGGGAGACGGGGTAATCGTCGGAGTCGCCGGGATCGCCATGCCAGTCAGGTCGTCGTAATCGGCGACCAGCTGCGCCGTCGTGGTCTGGCCGAAGAACAGGTTGTTGACCAGGGCGCCGTTGAGCTGGGCGAACTTGGGCTTGATGGCGATCTTGCCCTTGCCGCGCGCGACGTCGATCGCGAACTGGCCACGGCCGTACAGCAGCTTGGTGTCGAAGCTGATGTCGACGCTCACGTCCTGCAGCGCGCCGAACTGGACGGGCTGCGGCGTGGCCAGGATGTTACCGGAGGCGTCTTGGGTCGCGGTGCCCCATAAGACGCCTGAGCCGAAGAGTTGCATGTAGTTTCCTTTTCAGAGAATGATGCTGTTGGTGATGTCCGATGCACGCACGGTGTAGCGGAACTGGTACTCGAGCGTCAGGCATCCGGCGCTCTCGTCTGCGTCCTTGTCTTCCCACTCGGCGCCGCTGTTTCGCACGCTGGCCACGAGCTGGGCCAGCTGCTGGTCGGCGCACAACGTGCTGTGCACCTGGACGGCGATCGGGTCCGCGACGTCCGGCCACGGCTCACCGCGCACGTGCACACATACGTTGACCGTGAACACGGCAAAATCGCCGGCCCTGCTCACCGGCTCCTTTTGCTCGCGGACGCGTCGGACGTTGATGCAGGGCGTTTCCTCCCGGGTGATGGGGACGGTGCGGTCACGGAACACGCTGTCGCCCGCCGGCGTGGCACCGATAAGCGCCGCCTCGACGCGCATGACGATTTGTTGGTAGATGGATGGCATACGCGTCTCACACCTTCGAGAGCGGCACGAGCATGAAGGCACCGTCGTCAATGGCACGCGGCGGCCTGGCCGTGAACTGCACGCCGTCGACGAGCACCGGCGTGCCGTGCTTGATGCGCGCCTGTGCGACCACGGTCGCCTTGACGGTCAGCGCGTATTCGTTCGAGATGACACCGTCGCCCCCGAGCGTGAGCACTTCGCCCGGGGCGTCAAGGATGCCGAGGAACTCGGGCAGGTCGCCGACCTTGCAGGGCTTGCCGTGGTCCTCGAGGAAGCCGTCGAGATCCTCTTCCATGACCGTTACTGCTGGTCGGCCGGCTGGTCAGTTGGAGCGGCGGCTTGGTCGACCGTAGCCGGCGCCTGCGCGATTGCGGCAACGTCGGCGGCCGGCTGCGGCTCCGGCTGCTTTGGCTGGCTGCGGCGCTTGGACTGGTCCTCGACCAGCTCAAGCTTATGCGCGTGCAGGGCCGCGACGTCGTCGTCAAGCTCGATCGTGTCGCCACCGACCGCAGTATTGCCATCGTCGCCACGGAAGGTGAAGCCGTCGCGGATCTTGTACTTCTTGGGCATGTTTGCTCCTGAATTTGAGAGTGGGGATGAGAGCGTTCCCGGCGCACCGAGAGCGCATGTCACGGCGAGCGTGATCAGCTGGTGATGGCGTCGCTCATCACCGCGAACGACGCGGCATGGCGGATACCGACGTCGAGCGTCTGCAGCACACGCAGCTCCAGGCCGCCTTGCTCGTAGACGCCGGCCGCGTACGGGTTCGGCAGGATCTCGATGACGCCCCACTCGCCGACCAGCACTTGCGACCAGTCGCCGAAGTAGATCTCGGACAGGTTCGTGCCGGTGCCCTTGGTCAGGTTCGAGCGGGCCTGATTGGTGCGCGCGACCGGGTAACCGTTGATCTCCCCCGGGGTGGCGGAACGCTGGCCGATCGGCGAGTTCGTCCACAGGTACTGGCCGGTGCTCGACTTGAGCTTCTTGAGCGTGCCGACCGCCTTGGCGTTGGTCAAGTAGGCCAGCGCGCCGTCGTCCGCGTTATTCGACGCGACGATCGTCTCGAGATCGATCAGGTTATCCAGCGTCAGCGCGCCACCGTTGGTGCCGCCGATGACCGATCCGATGCCGGCCTGGTTGGCGATGCCCAGCGGCTGGTTGTTGCTGCCGGTGCCCGACAGCATGGCCAGATCAATGCCGAGCGCGATCGTCTGCAACAGGTCGGCGCGAGCCAGCATTTCGACGTCCGGTGACGACTGTTGCAGCATGTTACGGCTGATGATCGACAGGGCGCCGATGTGCTTCGGCGTCAGGCTCATCTTGTCGAACTGCGCGCCGGTCTGGTTCAGGGTCTGGCCTTCGCCGATCCAGTACACGCCGCCGGCTGCCTTCTGACGCGGGATGTCGACGTTGCCCACCAGGCCAGACAACAACTGCGCGCCCAATGCGAAGCATTTCGCTTTGTTGCGCAGCAGTTCGATGAAGCTGCCGCTCATCAGGTTGGTTGCAACCACGTTGGCGCCACCCGAGGTCGCGCTCAGACCTGCGCCGGTGCCGAAGCTGTAATCGGTGCTGCGTGCTGCGAAGCGCAGGTTTGTCGGAATGAACAGGCCTGCACTGTCGCGCCTGGCGAGCTTGCGGATCTCGTTCGACACCTCGCGCTCGAAGCCTGCCGTCTTCCAGGCGTCACCGACACCCATCCGCTCGTCCATCGCGGCGCGGATCGCGCGCAGCATGCTGTACTTGGCTTTTTCCTTGTCGGTCATGTCCGGGTTCGTGCCGCCACCGAGGGAGGCGACGCCGCCGTTACGGGCCAGCACCTGGTTGAGCACAATGCCGCGTGCCTGTTCGATCGGCGCGCTCGTGCTGATCAGCGCATTGCGCACCTCGTCGGCGACCTGGTGCGTGCGGCACATGGCCTCGATCTCGGTGCGGCGGGCCTGCTCGGCCACGGCCGGATCGACCACCGGCACCGGCGGGGTTACAACGGTCGAGCCACCGCCGGCCGAACCATCGCCTGCCGCGTTACGCAGGACTTGTTTGTTTCTGAAGCGCATTTCGTTTCCTTCATCGTTGTCGGCAGCAGCCGGGTTGGATTGCGGACGCTTGACCACCACGTCCAGTTCTTCACTCGCGGCGGACCGCCCGACGCCCACGGAGGCATCGGCCGGCACGGTCACGAGGGAAATTTCGTACACCTCCCAGTCGGTGGCGGTGTAGGTGTCGCTGTCCACGTCGTATTCGTAGGTGTAGACGCGATACATGAACGACACGTTTTGCAGCACGCGGTCGTTCACCTGGTTCATCGCCCAGGTGCCGCGGTCATCCTGGCCGAAGCGCACGGTGCAGTAACCGCGCTTGTCGGCGCCGATCCAGGCGCGCTCGACCACGCCGAGGAGGTCGTCCATGTCGTGGTTGAACAGCAGCGGACCGCCGCTGTTGATGCGCTGCATGCGCGCGGAGCCGGGCGTATGGCTCAGGATCTCGTCGCCGTACCACATCGGACACGGCGTCTCGCTCGAGAACGAGAACGTGACCGTCCGCGCCTCGAGGTCGACCACGTTGACCTGAACCTCGGCCACGTCGTCCTTGCCCCCAGCCAGGCGCACGTGACGGGTGAGCGGCTTCATTTTCTGGACGCCGTCTGCGAGCTTTCGTTGTTGGGTGGGCATTCCCTCTCCAAATAAAAAAAGCCCACGCGGCGTGCCGGTGGGCTTCTGGTTAAGTTGAAATTCAGTCGTCGCTCTGGCTGTTCTCCCCCGTCGTCTTATCGCCGCCATCTTCCGGCGGCTGATCGGCACTGCCCCCGGCGTCCGCTACTGCGTCCGGTGCCGCGCCCGCCTGCTCAGTGCCCTTGCCATCCGTCTGCGAGGGATCGGTATCGAACACGAGGCCCAGCTCCTGCATCATCTCAAGCTCCGCATGGCGGTTCTTGAACACGTCCTCCGCGTCCGAGTGCTCCGAGGTCAGGCCGATAACATCGCCCACCGTCATGAAGCCGGAGCGCACGGCCTGCTTGTATGCCAAGACTTCCTTGGTCGGGTCAATCCACGACCAGCCACGCGGCTTGAAGCGGACCTCCGCGTATTTCTTCGGCCGCGTGTAGTAGTCCGAGATCGAGATCTCGCCGGCCAGCACCGCCGCCTCGAGCCAGTCACGGTGCACCTGCAGCCGGAAGTTACGAATCAACCAGCCCTGCAGGACCCGCCACAGGTCCCGCTCATCGAGCAACGCCAGGCGCGAACTGCTGTAATTGCTCTGCGAGTAATCGCTCGACACGCTCGCGTACGACACGCCGACGCCGGTCGCGAAGGCACGGAGCATGTAGCGCATGAAGGGGTCGAGACCAGCGTTCGGCCGGCTCGGGTTAAAGCCGGTGAACTTCTCGCCGGGCTGCAGTTGCTGGAACGTCCCGGGCTCCATCGTGAGCGTCGGTGCCGCTGCACTGGCAGTGTCTTCTTCGTCGTCGACCAGGTCAGGGGTGATATCCTCTTCCGACTCGATGATGCCGACGATCGAGGCCGCGGCGCGGGCCGCGACGATCTCGGCTTCCTCGTAGCCGGCCATGTTGCGCAGGCGCTTGAGCGTGGCGTGGAACCAGGGCACGCCGCGTGTCTGGCCGATACGCTCTGGGATGTAGAGGTGGAAGATGTCCTCGGCCGGCACGCGGATCAGCGCGCTCTCGACGAAGGCTTGGAACTGGTAGTCGCCGGGGTGGGTCGGATAGAACCAATACGCGACCGGGCGCCCCCATTTGTCCTGCTCGACGCCCATGCGGATCTCGTTGCCGTTCGCTGCCCGGGCGACGCTCCATTGGTCGACCAGGCGGTCGGATTCGATCAGCTCGAGCGCATATGGGATCTTGCCACGGCCGAACGGCTGCCGGACCTTCCGGACCAGGACTTCGCCGTTCTCGACAATCGAACCCATGATCAGGCGTTCCATGTCCTGGAACCACAGCTTGCCAGCCGGGTCGCAGGTATCCTTGTCGCACCACTCCTCCCAAGCGCTTTCGATCACATCGTTGACTTTGGTGAGCAGCTTGCCGCCGCCGGTCTTCACCTGCGCCTGCATGCGAATACCGCTGCCGACGACGTTGTTCTTGATGATTCGGATCGCAGCCTTCGCGTACTCGTTGTCGCGTATCAGGGCGCGCGATCGCGCGCGCAGGACGCGCAGGCTCGTGATGATCTCGCTGTCGGCCGACGTGTTGAGGACATTCCAGTCCGACTCAAGCCGGCTGATGGCGGCGCCAGCGTACATGCGCTTGCCTGCGCGCGCCGGTGCCTGCCGCGCCTTTTCGGCCGCGCGCTGGGCATTCCAGTTGCGCAGGATGACCGAGCCAGGCTGGCTGACCATTGCTTCATTGTAGAACTTCTTGCTCATCGAAACCTCACGAGTAGACGCCGGCTATCGCCGCGTTCACGCTGTACGCGGCGTGCCCAGAAACGGCGCACTGCCATCAGGTCCTGCAGCGAATGGAACTCGGTCTGGCGATTGCCGATCGAGTAGCTCTTCACCTTGCCGCCGCTGGACTTGAACGTGGCCAGAGCCGCCTCGCAATCTGCAAGTGCCTTCTGCGCCGCCGTGCGCGCATCGATCGGCGCCGCGACAGCGGTGAGATCCGCCTCGACAATCAGGGCGCCAGTCTCGGCGGTCTTGCGCTCGCCCGGGCGCGTCAGGTAGGCGCCCCACAGGTAGGAGCCTGCCTGCAGGACGCTGCTCTGCTCCGAGGTGATGCTCGTGCGCCACCCGTCCGAATCCGCCGCGGCCACGAGCGTCAGGATGGTTGGCCCGCGCAACTCGTAGGTGAGAAGCCAGTCGGCACTGCTGTAACGTACGCCGCCAATGGTGTGCGGGTCGTCGTGCCAGCTGGCCGAATCGCCAGCATAGAGTTTGCTAAAAATGTTCATGGCGTCAGAATTTGGTAGCGGAATATCCGCCGACGCGACTGCGCACGCGTGCGCGCTTGCGCGGCGGGGGCGCGGCCGGCGCCGGCGGTGCCGACGGCTGCTGCGGTTGTGCAGACGTCTGCACAAGTTCCGGCGTGGCGTCTACAGACTCCCCTGCGGCAGCCGGATCATCGGCGCCGAGGTCGTCAGGCGCATCCATGGGCTCGGGATCTGCCGCCGCGGGTGCCGATGGTTCGGCGAAGATCTGCTTCTGCCGCAGCTGCTCCTCGATGGCGTCCCAATGACCAGGCTTGAGCAGGTGCAGCTTGAGCGACATCGCCGAGTGCAGCGCGTACACCTCGCAGTCCAGCGCCTCGTTTCGCGTGCTGGCCCGCTTGGCCCAGACCTTGCGGTTCTTCTGGGTCTTGTGCGGGACCTTGATCTCACTGGTGATCTGGTCCCAATAGTCCGGACGCACGGTCTTGTACCAGTGCAGCCGGCCCGGCCCGCTGCCCTCCAAGCGCAGCCGGCCGTCGATGATCAGGTCCTTCGCGCGGTGCGTGCCGACGATGTACGGCGTCACGCCGGAGGGATGCGGCTTGTGCTTCTTGCCCAGGTCGACCGATGTGCTCGGCTTCGAGAAGATCTCCTTCGTCGCACTCGACTGCTCGGACGCGCCCTTGATCGCCATGTAGCCGCGGCCCTTGCGGCTGCGCACGTAGGCATACACGGCGTCAGTGGTCGTGCCGTCCGACGAGTCGATCGACGCCGCGCGGATGCGCAGGACGTTGCCGCTCGCATGCACGAAGTCGGCCGTCAACAGCAAGTCCAGGTCGAGCCAGGCCCCGGCGTTGGGGATCAGCGTCTGGCCGTGGATCTCGCCCCAGTAGACGAGCCAGCTTTCCATCCCCCGCCCCCACGCGCGGATGATGATCGCCAGGCGGTCGTGCTGGACGTCGACGCCGGCCGTAAGAACCATGCCGCCCCACGGCACGGTCTTTTCGTCGTAATCCTCAGCACGTTCGGACAGGGCGTCCGCCTTGGGCAGATCGCTCTTGTACTCGTACGTCAGGCCCTCGCTGCTGTTGCGGAAGGCGCGCATCTTCGTGTCGTCACCCTTGCGCAGCAGATCGTCGGCCGTCAGGTATTTCTCCATCAGGATCTGCAGTGTGCTGCCCGGGAAAGGCGAATACAGTTCGTTGATGTAGAAGCCGGCGATGCCGTAGAACGGCGCCGTCGCGACCCATACGCCCCGGCGCACGTTCCTGTTCTTCTCGGCGTCGGTCCACGCGGCGCCACAATCCGGGCAGATGTAGCGGGCGGTCTCTGGCCGCACGTGGCCGAACACCTCGTGGTTGAACGCCGGGTCCTCCATCGCGCGGACGTTCTCCCACATCAGCACATGCGATTCACCGCACTGGTGGCAAGGCACAAAGAACTTGCGCTGATCGCTGGCCAGGTAAGCCGCCTCGATGCGCGAGACGCCCTTGATCGTGGGCGTGCCGCCGAACACGACCTTGCGGCGCTTGTAGGTCTTGGTCCGCTCCTCGAGCAGCGTGATCGTGTCGCCCTGGTCGCGGACGTTGTCGTTACAGTCGTCCGGTTCCTCGACAACGACGCACGGCGCAGGCGTCGACTTCACCGAGCTGGGTGAGTTCGAGCCGACCAGCTTGAGGAACCCGCCCGGGAAGCTCTTGTAGTCCCAGCGGTTGTCGCCGGACTTGCGGCGGTCCAGCTGCAGCTTATGGGCGACAGCCGGCGTCACCTCGGCCATCGGCGTCAACTTCTCCTCGTTGAACTCCTTGGCCGCCTTCTCTTTGGCGAACATGACGATCATCGGCGTAGGGTCGATGTCGATCTTCTTGCCGATCCAGTTCAGGATCACGCCATCGGTCCACGCCACCTGGGCGGACTTCATGGAGACGACCTTGAACACGGTCGGGTCGTCCAGGGCCGCGTGCATGCCCGAGATCCAGGGCGTCAGGTCCGGGTTATAGCGACCCGGCAGCGCCGAGGCCTTGGCCGAGAGGCGGCGGTTTTCACGCGCCCATTGAGTCAGCGGAACCTGTGGCGTCGGTTCGATCGACGCCACCAGTCGCCCCAGCAGCGCCTGGACGGCCGGCGTCGTATCGAGCGAGGTGACGGAGTGCGTCGTTCGTGTATGCATTGAGCACCTGAATATCGACATCGATGCCGTGCAGCTGGTCGAGGTCGGCCTTGAGTTTGTCGTCGCGCGCGAGCAGTTCGGTGCGGAACGCCCCGAACATCTGCTGCAGCTCGGGCTCGAGCTGGGCGACATTGATGAGCTGGCCCTTCTTCTCGGCCAGGGTGTACTGCTTGAGTTCGCGGTCGACCCGCTCGGTCAGCACGCGCTCGCGCACCAGGTCGAGCCCGTCGTCGGTGCGATGCCCGGCCGCTTGCGCGCGCAGCTGGCGGAGGTAGGCGATGCGGACATCGTCCAGCGTCGACGTCGTCCAGTCGATGTCGAGTTTCTTCAGCATCTCGGAAACGCTCTTCTGCGTCAGGTCGAGATGCTCGGCAATTTGTTGTTGGGTGAGTCGCATGGGAACCTCGTTTTATACCCCCCTAGCAATTTCCAGAACTAGCGAGAAATCGGGGTCATGGCACCCGCGTTATCGCGAGCCAAGTAAGGACCCGGGAAATTCAGCGAGCCAGGTTTTTGATCTCGTGCGCCAGGCGCGTGGCGAACTTCTCGGTGATGAAGCGCCGCATCACGTACTGCACCTTCTCGTTGGCGTACACGCCACCAACGCTGGGGCCGTACAGCTTGCGGGCCGGGAAGCTGTGCCAGCCACCACGACTGCCGCGCTTGTATTGCTTCTGCCGCCGCAAGACGATCTTGCCGGCGGTCTTGTCTTCGATGAACACGCCGCTCGCACCGTTGAGGCGTTGAGCGATGAACGCGCCCTTGATCAGCTTGGCCTGGCCGTGGATTCGCACCGTCACGCCAGCCTTGGACTCGCGCGGGTTGAACTCCATCAGGCTTTTCGTTTTGCGCCGGACCTTGATCGTCGTGACCAGGTTGGACGACGACGCCATCCGCTGGGACATGGCGTCCTTGATCTCGGACACCTTGAAGTTGTAGCCCTCATCGCGCAGTTCGCGCGCGGCCTGCGTGATGGCCATAGCGCCTACACGGTTGAGGGCGCGCGGCACGGCTTTCGCCGGCACGTCTCGTTTCTTGACGCCCAGGTCAGCGATGATCTTGCCCATGCTGCCCCGCACGTTGACGGCAATTGCCATGCCACGCCTCCGGAAGAAAAAAGCCCGGCGAACCGGGCAAACGAACGATGCTTTGTATCCCCCGCTTTTGCAGCGGATCGAGACGGATCACCACCTTTCGTCGTTGAGAATAAAAACGCCGGCGCGTGGCCGGCAAAGGCGCGCACGGAGCGCACCATGGAGACATCGGGGAAGCAAAAAGCCCTGTCGGGCACGGGGCCGGACAGGGCTTTTGGGTGGAATATTTGCTCAATTCGCAATTACTCCGATCATGGCGAAAATATAGCCCAGCTGTAACAATGCCGTCAATCACTTTCTGTCGGAAGGGCAACACCATCCTTCACAAGGCGCTCTTCCAGGCGCTGCAATGCTCGCTCTTCCAGCTTACGAAGGTGGTTCTGCATCTTGTACGAGGCACGCTGGTACGTCATGGGGTTGTCGCCGAACGACTGGGCCAAGTCGCGGAACGAGATCCCGATCTCCTTGTGCTTCGCAAACAAGCGGCCGAGCATGCAGTCAATCGCGAACAGCCTGATGCGGGGGAACATCGGCTGGAACCAAGTGGAGAGACCCTTGATGGCGTCGATGCGCTCTTGTGAGAAGGCGAAGCGACGACCGCCCATTCCGACCGCCGGCCCGCTGCAATCGACCGCGCTCTGGCCATTGGCCCGGTCGACGGCAATCTGGAGCTGGCGCGCGGTCGACTCCGCGTGTGCCAGCACCTTACCGCAGTCGCGCACGTCGTCTCGCGCGGCGTGGTACAGCTCCTTCACCGACACCTCGGTCAGCGCCGATGCAATGCGGCCTTCGCAAGCGAGGTATTGCTCGCGCGCCGCTTCCAGTGCCACGCGCGCCAGGCGCATCCTCTCGGTCGCCGCCTCGACCTCGGCACGCGCGCGCTCCAGGGCGTTCAGCAGCTGGTTGCGCATCATGTCGTCGCCGGTCGCGTCCTCGAACTCGACGTAGCCATACTTCGCCTGCAGGGTCCACCGCTCGGCCGGCGGCAAGTGGTTCACGGCCTGGAGCAGCATGACGCACTGCGCCCGCACCTCGTCACCAGTCAGGCCTCCGAAGTTCACCGTCTCCGACGGCGAGCCGCGCAACTGGTCCAGCCAATCGCGCTGCTGGCCTTCCAGGTTGATCGATTCCATCGCCCGGATCAGCGCCTTGCGGAACGGCGCGTCCTGCATGGCCGGCTGGCTCATCACCATGAACGCCACGTGCACGGCCTGGCTCGTGCTGGCGAAGATTGTTTCCATTTTCTGCCCTGCTTCCATCGTTGCCCTTTCAGTTATCCCGGCGCTCTGTGGCGCCCATCCATCGCTATTTCTGTTCGTTCGGCTCAATCACGTACGGCCTGCCCTTCTCGTCCCACTGCACCCTGGTCCGCAGCGGACTTGGCGTCCCGAATTTGTGCCCGTTCTCCTCCGCGTAGAACACCGGCTCGCCCTTCCTCGCCCTGCGCAGGACGTCGTCGATGTTCTCCCTGCCGAACACCGCCCGGTATTCGTCGATCAGTGCCGCCGTCACCGGCATCACCTCCCGCAAGCTCCCCTTCGTCATCGCTTTTCTCCCTTATTCGTCCAACCTCGAAATGGTTGGTCGGAGAGGTTGGACGGCTGGAACCCGCATGGATGCTGGGTTTGTCCAACCTCCCAACCTACCCAACCTGTTTTTAAGTTTTGCCAGAAACGGAAATGCCATGAACGCCCGTCGTACGCGTATACGCGCACGCGGGTGTACGTGCGGGTGCGTGTCGGTCGGCGAGGTTGGGAGGTTGGACGGAGCCAGTATCCATGCGGGCTCCAGCCGTCCAACCTCAAAAATGCGAGGTTGGACGGTTGGCCGCCGCTGGTTGGACGAGACGACGCACCAGGTCGACGTCATCACCTTTTCCGCCGGTGCGCGAAGCACCCACGATCCCTGGCGAGACGCCGGCAGCTCGCCGGCCCGTTGGTCAGAATGGCAGCGGCTCATCGTCTTCCTCTGCCTTGGGTGCCCCTTGCTCCGCTTCCGCAACGGGGCGTTCATAGAAGTGCTCGCGCGCACCGCCGGTGTCACGATCCTTCCGCCAGCCGAATTTGCGCATGATGGCACCCACGCGCATCGTCTCGGCCCTGGCCGCACCGATCTTCGACAGCTCGAAGTGCAGCGCCTTGGTGAGCAGCTCACGCGCCGTGACGCGCATGAGCTTGCCGGCGCCGATCGGCCGGCCCTCAGAATCGATGCCCTCCAGGTACTCCCAGATCCGGCCGCGCCATGGGTCCGGGATCTCGCGGCTGTCCTGCATCGGATCGATCAGGCGACGCTGCTGCTCGAAGGTCGGCCACCACTGCACGCCAGCTTTCATGAGCGCGATCGCTTCGCCGAACAGCTGGTCGCGGTCGGCCTTGAGCGCTTCGATGTCGAGGCGCCCGGTTTCCACTGGCCAGAAGCGCCGGTTGCCCGTCGTGTCCTTGAAATAGGCGTCCTCGTTCGTTGTCGCGGCGAAGGCGCAGCGGCGCGGCACGTTCTTCATCCGACGGCCGTAGGGCTCCCGGAAGCGGTCGACCGTGCTCGACATGAACGCCTTGATGGCTGTGACCTCGGAACGGTTGAACTGCTCAAGCTCCGCGACCTCGTACAGCAGCACGCCCTGAATGGACAGGTAACCATCCTTGTCGCCCATCCTGAACGGCGTGTCGGCGAACCAGTCGCCGCCAAGCACCTTCAGGGCGGTCGACTTGCCTTGCCCCTGGCCGCCCTCGAATACCGGCGCGTGGTCGTTCTTCACACCCGGCTTGTAGCCGCGCATGACGATACCGATGAAGAACATCGTCGAGACAAGACGCAGGTATTCCGAATCGGCCGCGCCCCAGTATCGGGACAACGCCGTCGCGACACGCTGCTGACCGTCCCAGCCTGCCGCACAGCGGTCGAAATAATCGATCACCGGGTCGAACTGGTGACGACGTGCCGCTTGAGCCACGCCGCGCTCGATGTCACCCACCGAGGCCAGTACGAGACCGTAGTTCTTGGCCAGGAACATGCCCAGCTCAAAGTCGTCCGATTCGGTCCACTCGCCGGGCGTACTCGGCCAAGGCGTCTTGCGCAGCTTTACCTGCAGGCCCGAGAACAGGTCGAGGCCGACCAGGCCGCGCAGCTTCTCGTCGCCTTCCATCACCAGGTAGACGTTCTCGCGGCACCCCTTGATGCCGCCGTTCGCGGTCGGGATCAACTTCGCCCGCAAGGCGTTACGTGCCTCTGCGCCCGCGCCAGCCGGCAAAGGGGTAGAAGCAGTGTCGAACTGCTCCGAGATCTGTTCACTAACCCAGTCGGGCACGTCGTCGGCCGGCGCTGCGGACGTAGCTGCTATTGGCCGCGCGTCCGGCACCGGCGCGGCCTGCTCGAGCGGCCGGAGGTTAGTCACCCAGCGGATGACGTCTTCCTCGGTGGCGCCGCTCGCGACCAGGTCGGCCACATCCCAGCCATCCGGCATCTCACCGGGCGGCGGGATGTCGACGAAGAACACGTTGCAGTCCTGCGCGCGCAGGATCTCGGCGATCTTGATCATCGCGCTCATCCCAGGCTGCTCATGCTCATCCATGATCTGGCCGGCACGCTCGTGCTTCTCCTTGTAGACCTTGGCGTCGGCGTCGGCCCAGAGGATCACGTCACGGCCGCGAATAGCGCTCCAGTCGGCCTTCTTGACCGCCTTGCCACCGCCGGGCCAGGAGATCACCTCGAAAGTCTCGTGCAATGCCGGAAGCGACACCACGGCGTCGACGCACTTTTCGCCCTCGACCACCAGCACGGGAACGTCCGGCCGATGCGGCCCGCGCAGGTATAGCGGCCGCGGTTCCGGAAAGGCGAGCCAACGCCACTCACACGCGCCGGTATCGCTCCGCTGGGCGAAGACGCACGGCAACACCTCTTTGCCTTCGCCGTTCGAACGACGGAAGCGATAGATCACGCCCAGCAGCTGACCGGCCGCATTGCGGTATTCCCAGTGCGCTTCCGGTCGCCCGCGCACGACATGGGCCTTCGGATACGGCCCGGAGTTATCCGGCACGGGTAAAACTGGTGTCCAAGGCGTGCGCTTCTTGCCCTCATCGGCCGCTTCTACCCCTTTGTCCGCTGGCGCAGGCGCGGGATTAGGCCGTGCTTGCGCAATCTTATTGGCTGGCTTGATGGGTCCAGAGCGCTTGCTGGTGACGTCCCCGATTGTGATCCCGAGGCGATCGGCGAGCGCTTTGCAGGCTTGGCCAGGCTTGAGGTCGTTCACATACGCATAAAGCGAGATCAGATCGCCGCCGGTGGCATCGTCGGAGAAGTCGGCCCATACCCCTGCCTTTTCCCCGCTGAGGCGCACCCGCAGCGACTGGCCGGCTTCGCCGGCCCTGGACCCGACGCAGAACTCGTTTCCCTCCTTGACACCGCTCGGGAACCACTCCTGGAGAAGCGATTGAATGGAGTTGAGCGCTGCGCGCCCAACTGCGGAAAAATCGTCAAGCGTCACGCTACTGCCTTCGCTCCGTGGGGAATGACCTGGTCACCCAAGCGCGAGGGAATTGCGCGATAGTCAAGCGCGCCAGGCCGCATCACGCGCAACGCGGGCCGGTACTGAGCCGACAGTTCACCGCGCGGCGGCACATAGCGGCCCGCCACAGGCTCCCGGATGTCCACTTCCTCAGGCAGTACGCCCAAGTATCGGAGCCCTGCGTCGAGAATTCGATACTCTTCACCGACCTGCTTGACCAACTTCCAGTGGGCCAACTGCAGAGCAACGTCACGATCAAACTCACTGCGCGATTGCTGAAAGTCGGACATGACCATCCAGTCCGGAACGGTCATCGAACCGCATTCGCTCAAGGCAACAAGCGCACGGTACGCGCGGCTGCGATGACGCGGGCCAGCATCCTTACCGCGCACCATTGCCGGCTCCTGGCTGATTGACCCCGTAGACACGCAGCATGAGCGCAAAGACTTCCGCGAGCGACTTCTGCAACTGTTGGACGTCGTGCTCGAGAATGACCTCTTCGCGCTTGTCGATCACGCCGTCGTTGCTCAGAGCGGTGTCGAAGTCACGCGAGAAATTCCCGAGGCAGACGTACAGCTCGTTGAATTTGCGCATCAGGTCTTCGTTCTCGCACTCGACGTCCGGCAGGCGCACGAACACGCCGCCGCTAGCCTGCGCGATCGCGTCGGCGTAGTGCGTCGTCTTCGACAGCTGCTGCAGCGCGAGCGACTTCTCGTCCGACAGCTTCTGGTCCTTAACCTCGTAAATCCGGTTACGCAGGGCGTTCGTGCTCATGCCCAGGTACACGGCCGCGACGTCCCACCCACCGGGGACCGCATCGATCATCTGCAATTTGGCTTGGCGCAACTCCATACATCCCTCTGTTCTGTTTTGGTTTTGCAAACATTTACTTAGAAGTAAAGTTGCACTATTGAAAATCGACGGCTAGGAAATCTGCTAATGACTCTCGCCGAGGCCATTCAAAGGCGGCACCTGGTGCACTGGCACGACCGAGGATTCGTACGCACGGTCGAGCCGCATTTGTTCGCGCTGCTGCGGGGCCAGCGCTTGGCGTTGATCGCGCGCCAGGTCGCAGGTGGACCTCCCGACGACGGGCAACCGTGCTGGAAGGTGATTGATGTCAGCGACGGGTTGAACGTCGATCCGGAACGAACCTTCGACGGTCGTGAGCAAGTTCCGGAGCATTTGCTGGGGCTGGTGCATATGGTCTACGCGTCCCCAACTGTCGACAGAATGCTGCTGCCGGTCGAACGGAGATAGGCCCAATCGATATCCGGTCGCAAATCCTCGCAGCGGACTTCGCCATTAGTAAGCCGATCAATAGCTGGGCAATGCTCCGCAGGAACGCGGCGTTTCGGGAGCTTCCATTGGCCGACCGCGCCTTTTGTGACCTTCAACTCATTGGCGAGAAGTTGAAGGGAACCAACGATAGCAACGGCTTTATCTAATGCTTCTTCCGGGGTCATTTGACAGAGAAATTAGTTAGCTCGCAGAAAGTATAGTTACTCTATACATTTAGGTCAAGCAATTCTATACCTCGTATGTTTAGATTTCCTATACGATCCGCGCCATGAGGAAAACCGAAGACATGATTGCGTCGTGGGTCCGAGCAACACGCAAAGAAGCTGGCCTCTCTCAAGAGGCCCTAGGAGCGAAGCTTGCCCTTGAACTGGGTGAAGAAAGGGGCTTCACAAAAGCGAATATTTCCCACTGGGAAAATCGGAAGCACAGCCCTAACCTAAAGCAACTGGTCGCGATTGCAAAAATTACAGGGCGAACGCTACCCCAGGATCTGTTGGAAGCGATAGGCGGTTCAGCGCCGCCGATATTTGATGACCTGAATACGTCTGTTGAACGGACGCCTGAGCAAGCGTCCAGCACCGCAGAAAGTGCTAGGTCGTTCGGTAGGCTAAGTGGCTTAGCGAGTCTTCTCGAACTAAAAGCGGATAGTGCGCAAGAACTGCGTCTACTTACTATTTACCGCTTGGCGAACGACCGTGAGCGTGAAGCCATTGACGACGCTATCAACGAAGTGAGTGCGCTGATCGAGATGCGAACTTCGCACGAGACGAAGCGTACTGGTTGATTTAACAATCGGATGTTTTGCGGCCTGCGAACGAACTGTATTCATTACGTGGCGGCGCCCCCATTGATCTGTACGGATGTACGCGTGACACAGTTCCCTTAACTCGTCGGCGCTTACATCCCACTCTTCGTTACCCATACCTACTCCTTAAAGCATACCTACCAGGCAAGTAGAGACCTGTCCCGCCCTCATGTGGCAATGGTAGAACCGCTCCTACACAGCACATCAATACTGTACATCCATACAGTATTTATTTCCAGCAAAATATTTCCAATAGCACATCATTAAGATGGCCGTTGAGCGTAGAAACGCAAGACGCTGCGCTGTAATCCACATCCCCTACCTACATTTCTTGCTGCAAGTATAGTTTTGCTTTACTTTTTCTGTATAGCTATTCTATACTTTTCTCCGTTGCAAACACACTTGATAGCGGGGTACGCATGAGAGCATTTCACGTAACGGTTCGGACGCCCAGCGGCGCGTCAAGCCATTTCGCGATCGGTAGGACGGCATCTACGGTCCACGACTTCACGGCCGCCGACCAAAGCGACGATGTGGCTTTTGGAATCACGGTGGTAGCACTGTGACGGCCAAAGCTCACCGAGCGCCGAACGCGCGCGCCCGCACCACGCCGCCCAGCACGGGCGAGTTGCACCGAACACTCGAAGAAGCACGTGACCAGGGCGAACTTTCCCGCTTCTGCAGTGCACACGTCTGCACAACGTTCGAAGTATCGAAAGACGGCAAGCGCCTGCACCTGCCGCGCGTGCTGCAACTCATGCGCGACCGCGGCTATCAGGTCTCCGACCCCACGCCGCCACAACACCAGCCGAAGAAGGGCTTCACGGCCTGGCTCGTCCACATCCGCACACCTGGCGGCATCGAATTCGACATGGGGTTCTACACCCCGAACGAGCCCAAGCAGGGCTCGTGCAAAAAATCACCAACCCCTCACATGGAGCCCGCATGAGCACCAAGACCATCAAGCTGCAGATACCCCAGGCCGTCTACGACGACCTCGTTGTCGTGGCTGCCAACTGCAATGCCGCGCACAAGGCCAGCGGCGGCTTCACCAGCCACGGCGAGCTTGATGTCGCGGGCCTGCTGCTGATGCTCGCCCAGGACGCCGCCATGACGAACAGCCGGCCGGGCTCGTGGGAAGGCTCGAACATGCAGCAGGTGCTGGATGCACACGGCTATCAATAACAGATCCCAATTCCCACCACTTCCAGGAAGAGAATATGAGTAATACCGCACTCGCAGTGGCCAACAACGAGAAGCCGATCGTCGTCGACGAACTCGTCTTCGATCAGGGTGTGTACGGCCTGTACGAACGCGCGAAGATTCGCCCGTCGCCGGACAACAGGAAGCGATTCAACGAACCGGCGTTGCATGAACTGGCCGCCAGCATTAAGGCGATGGGCGTTGCACAGGCTATCCTGATCCGCCCTGTGACCCCAACCCCTGAAGCACCGGAGGAATACGAAATCGTCGCTGGCGAACGCCGGTGGCGCGCCTCTGGAATCGCCGGGCTGACGCATATCCCGGCACTGTGCCGCCGCCTCAGCGACCTGGACGCAGCGAAGATTCGCATCCTCGAGAACCTGCAACGCGAGGACCCGCATCCGATGGAAGAAGCCGAGGGCTACCAGCTGCTCATGCTGCAGCACGGGTTCACTGCGGACCAGCTGGTCGACGAGGTAAAGAAGAGCCGTGCCTACATCTACGGCCGACTCAAGCTGTGCGCGCTGACGCCCGACGTACGCGAGATGTTCCTGGACGACAAACTGTCGGCGTCGACCGCGCTGCTTGTCGCACGCATCCCCGTGCCGGCGCTGCAGGTCAAGGCTACCCAAGAAATCCTGACGCCGGACTGGCAGGGCAACACGATGTCCCATCGCGCGGCCGCAAACCATATCCAGAACCGCTACATGCTCAAGCTGGGCGCGGCAACCTTTTCGCTCACCGATGCGAAGTTGCTTGCCTCGGCGGGCTCGTGCGTCAAGTGCCCCAAACGGGCTGGCAATCAGCCCGAAGTGTTCGAGGGCATCGATCCGAACGTCTGCACCGATCCCGATTGCTTCGCCGAGAAAAAGGCGGCGCACGCCGCCGCCCTGCTCGTCCAGGCCAACAAGAAGGGGATTCCTGTACTCGAGGGCGAAGAAGGCGAGGCGGTGATGCGCAACCGCTGGCGCAGCGATAGCGATCTCGTGACCGTGGACATGGGCCTGATGTATTTCAGCCGCAATGCGCCGGCGACGCAAAACAACGGCAACGTCAGCAGCTACCTTAACGACGAAGCCCTGCCTCCGGTCGCGAGCTATCGCAAAACCAGCGACGGCACCCTCACTGCGCTGTACAAACGCGCCGACATACAAGCTGCGCTTGAGCGCGCGGGAGCCTGCGAAACGGTCGAGGAGCACCGCGTCCGCATGCAGGCAATTGCAGAGAACCCCGACCTGGCGCCTGCTAAGACCGCCGCCCAGTTGAAGCAGGAGCAACAGCAGCAGGAACACGCAGCGGCCCGCGCGCAGATGGAAAAGGAAAGCGCCTTCCGCCTCGCCCTCTACAAACAGCTCCGTCAGCGCGCGAGCACGGCGGGCCTGAGCCTGCCTTCGTTGCGAGAGTACGTCCGGGCGCTCCATGACGATAAAGGTCTCAGTTCTGACGTACATGACCTGTACGACTTTGACGTCAGTACCGACCTCGATAACTTCATCGATCATGCCGATGCCAATGCACTGCAGCTGCTTTTGCTGGACATGATGCTCGGCGACCGTCTCGACACCACCTGGTGGCACGGCGCCGCGGACGACGACGAATTCGCGCCGATCATGGCAATGGCCCGCCACGAAGGCATCGACGTCGATGCCGTGCGCGCCGAGATCTTCCCGCCCGCCCCTGCGACGCCGGGCACGACCGAACAAGCCGGCGCCGATACCGATTCTGGTGTCGTCCGCTATCGCCATCCGGACCATCCGACGTCCACCTGGTCCGGCCGAGGCCGACAGCCGAAATGGGTTCGAGAATGGATCGAAGGCGGCAAGTCGCTGGACGACCTGCGGGTAGACGCGGCGCCGGCAACCGCCGACCAGACCGACGCCGACCAGCTGCCGGCCGAGGCGGCACCAGCTGCAGCCGATCAGCCCAATGTCGAGCAGCCGAACGAGGCGCCGACCTCAGACGAGCACGTCGACGGCACGGTGACGCCCAGCGTCCCGCCGACAGCCGATGCTCAAGACGACGGCGACCTGCTGGCAGAGCAACTCGCCGAGGTCACGCCGACGGCCGCTGACGAAGGCGTACAGACGTCTGCACTCGACAAAAAGACCAAATCAAGGCCGGCGCCGGCGAAGAAGACCGCGACCACATCCAACAAGAAAGCCTCGGCGAAGGCGCCGGCAAAGGTGAAGTCGTGACGTTCACCGAACACGCCATCAGCGCGATCGCGCGCGCCTTGCTCAACGATCGCCGCGACCTTTCACTTCAGTTGGCCTACTGGCAAGGGCACGGCTATGCGGGCCACGCCCGCGTCATCACCGCAGAGCTGCAGGCGAATGCCGATGCGCTGACCGAGCTGGCGGACGCCATCGCGCCCTGGTTAAAGCAACGTCCCGACTGGCCCAGCATTACCGCAAACGAACCGCTCCCGACCTGAGGATAAACCATGAAACAGATCATCAAGAACATCCAGCAGCGCTTTGCAAACCTGTACAACGCGCTGACCGGCCTACGGGCCAGGATCAGCACGCCGGCTCAAGCGCGGCCGGCACACTGTGGCAACATCCTCGCCCTGCTCGCGCACCTGTGCGACATGGACGACGGCATGCAACGATACGTCCTGCGCTGGCTGGCCTACCCGCTGCGCAACCCGGGCGCGAAGATGTCGACGGCGCTCGTATTCAACGGTGGTCAAGGGTCCGGTAAGAACCTGTTCTTCAACCACGTGGCCGCCGCGCTGTACGGGGATAACGCGGCAAACATCCGTCCAAAGGACCTGCACAGCAAATCCAATTACTGGGCCCTGAGCGCCAATCTCGTCGTGGTCGACGGTGACTATGCGCCGCGGCACCTGGAGCGCATGAAGGTATTCCACGCTGCGGAGGCCTTCGTGATCACACTCCAGGGCCACGCGCCGCGCACGGTCGTCAATCGCTTGAATTTCGTCTACCTGTCGGATCAGGAAGACTTCCTGCCATCGGATGCCGGCAGCCGCCGCTTCGTCGTCGTCGAAGTCCCGCCCGCACGGCCGCACAGCTTTTATGAAGCGATCGCGCATGAGATCGCCAACGGCGGCCTGGACGCCTTCCGCGACTACCTGGTGCACGGCCTCGACATGGGCGACTTCAACGAGAACACGCAGCCGCCGGCGGCGCCGGCGCAACACGACGGTCGGAGGGTCGCATGACGGGCCCCGTTAATGCCGACCAGGCCGAGCCGCACGATCCCGATGCCTACAAACACCAGGCGCTGCTGCTCAAGTCCGCGCACTGCTGCCGGCCGGTTCTCTACCAGGAGCGGCACCAGTTCATCAACGGGCTGACCCTCTACCACGACGGCGGCCGGGTCGCGATGTTGGTGTACTTGACCGGGAAGCCCGATGGGATCGACAGCAACGAAATTCAGATCAAGACCACGAATTACGAAGTAACCGAGGAGAACCGAAATGGCTGACGACAACCTGATCGAGCGCCTTGCCGCAGCTGTGGCCGATCGTATCCGGCCGCAGATCCCTTTCGACTACGAGATGTGGGACATCGCAACGATCGCTGCATGCTTGAAGCTCAGTGAAGCGCAAGTGCGCGAGCGCCTAGCGCCGCAGCCGGACTTCCCTAAGGCAATCCGCCTTCCCACTGCCACCGGCGCCAGGGGTCACGCTCGCTATCGTGCAAAGGAGGTGTTTGCGTGGATGATGAAGTACCAGGACAAACATTGA